ATGGTACTTGGATAACAAACACTGGTGCCGATAACAATAGTGCTGACCCAGCAAACGGTACTAGCCCAACAGCAACCATAAGTACCGATAAGACTTTAATCCCAATCCATGGAGGATATAACAGTACAGAGGTCATAAATTTTGGGCAAGACGGGACATTTGCTGGCAACAAGACAGCACAAGGCAACGCAGACGACAATGGCATAGGCGACTTTTACTACACACCACCTACGGGGTTTCTGGCACTGGCCCCGGCCAACTTACCAGAGCCTACAATCGGGCCTAACAGCGCAGAAAACGTCACTGACTACTTCAAACCTGTGCTCTACACGGGCAACGGCACTGCTATTGGTAGCGGGGGTAAGGCAGTCACTGGTGTTGGGTTCCAGCCCGACAAAGTAGCGATTAAGAACAGGGATGCCGCAGATTCGTGGATGGTATTTGACGATGTCAGAGGTGCTACAAAGTATATACAGTATGACAACCCGTCAGGAGAAGCTACTTCCACACAGACTCTAAGCACCTTTGATTCTGACGGCTTTTCTGTTGGGAGTAACGTAGCAGTAAATACTTCTGGAGAAGAGTACCTTGCTTATTGTTTTAAACAACATCCGAAATTTTTTGGCATAGCGACCTACACAGGGACAGCCGCCAACCAAACAGTATCTCATAATATGAGTGTAGCCCCACAGTGGGTTATAGCAAAAATATACCAATCACCTTCAGCCGGAAACTGGTTAGTTGACCCAGATTCGGGGGGTATACAATATCAGGTACTTGACTTAAGTCAGGTATCTTATACTGCCGATTTTGGCGGCGGAAACACAGTCTGGAACAACACTGCGCCAACTGCCTCCGTATTTAGTTTAGGCGCAAATACAAATGCCAACGAATCAGGAAAAGCTGGTATAGCCTACTTATTTGCCAGTATGGAAGGTGTGTGCAAGATCGGCTCCTACACCGGGAGTGGCGCGGCTGATGGCCCCTTTGTTTACACAGGCTTTAGACCTGCTTTTGTCATCCTTAAACATACAACATTAGCGGGGGGTACATGGATGATGCACGACAGTGCAAGAAGCCCCGGCAATCAGTCTGACGAATGGTTCTACGCGGATGTAGCTTATGCTGAACAAAAACAAACTGGTGAAGGTTTAGATTTACTGTCTAACGGCTTCAAACTAAGAACTACAAATATAAACTGGAACCAGTCAGGACAACCTTTTATCTACATGGCATTCGCAGAATGCCCTTTCAAATACGCAAACGCAAGGTAAATGCAGGCAATGAGATACTACGATATAACCAATTCGGCTATTGTTAGTGAGAGACAGATTCTCAAGGCTAACCCGAACACGAGCTTTGCGTTGCCTTTGAGTGATGCGACTCTGGCTGACTTGAACATGGCTAAACTTCTGGAGGATGCCCGTCCCAGCTACGATGCAGACACCCAGACTGTCATTGAGGGTGCTATTGAGGAGCGTGGCGGTTCCTATTACCAGACCTACAGCGTTATTGACCGCAGTGCTGATGCCATTGCGAACGACTTGGCTAATAAGAAGTCACAGGTTCGCGCACAGCGTAACGCACGATTGGCTGAGACTGACTGGGCTATGATGCCGGACTCTCCTCTTATAGACTACGACAAAGGCTTGATGGCAAGCTACCGTGCTGCTTTGCGTGATGTCCCGGCACAGGAGGGGTTCCCGAACAACCCGCTACCTGAAGGCCCAGACCAGAGGCCATATGAAAGCTGGACTTATAATTCTACTGACTTTATCTGGGAAGCACCCCTACCTAAACCAGAAGGTGAAGCGTATTGGGACGAAGATGCTTACCAGGCAGATAACACAACTGGATGGCTAACCATCTAAATTTTAACTAAACCAAAGAGGTAACAAAAAATGGCAACAGAAAAGAAAACGCCTATATTTGTTGACGATGTGGAATACACATTTGAAGACATGACAGACCAGCAGAAAGCACTTGTGAACCACATCTCAGACCTTGATAGGAAAATCGGGACTACACAGTTTAATTTAGATCAATTAAACGTAGGGAAGACCGCCTTTGTGAATCTTTTGAAGGAAGCCCTTAACGAACAGCCAGCGGAGGCAAACTGACAATGGCAATTTCTTATAAAATCGACAAAATGGTACGCACCACTGCTGATGGCGGTGTTACCCGCGTCAGGGCAATCGCCTCAATGACTGACGGTGATATTACTGTCAGCGCCATGGTACACGCCAGCTTCACTCCTGACGCATCTGCTGATGGCTTTGTGGCTTTTGACAGCCTCACCGAAGCAGAAGTCATCGGCTGGGTAGAATCCGCTATTGATGTGGATGCTGTTACTGCATCTCTTCAGGCAAAGCTGGATTCTGTCAAGGCTCCTGTCACTGCCATCGGTATGCCGTGGGCTACTGACGAACCTGCTGAAGAAGTGTAGGTGTAGCTTATTGTGTCGGTGTTAGATGCAGTATCAGCTTTATGGCCTCTGGCAGTTGGCTTTGTAACTTTAGTCATTGTGTTGGCAAAGATGCACTCTGACATCGACACTATCAAGGAAAAGATCCGTATCCTCTTTGAGTTGTGGAACAACAAATGACCGAACCTGCCGACTAAATGTGAGGACTAAGTCATGCCTGTAGCCGAGATAGCCATCCTCCTTGGAGGAGCCACAAAAGCCTTCAATATGTGCAAGGCCGCTGTCAATGCTGGGCGTGACTTAGAGGACATGGGGGCGTATTTCGCAAAGTTCTTTGATGCGAAAACAGCGATTGACGAAGCCGCCATCTACAATGAGAAAGGCAGTAAGCTACTGCGTGGAAAGTCAGTAGAAGCTGAAGCAATGCAGATTATGCTGGCTCGGAAGAAGTATGCGGACATGGAGAAGCAGTTGCGCGAGTTGTGCATGTACACAGTGGGTGCTGAGTTTTATCAGGAAATGCTACGCGAACGCACCCGCATACGACAGCAGAGGCTGACCAAGGCGAGAGAACAAGCGGCCCGTAACAGGCTTGTGCGTGATGGGGCTATTTTAACTGGCTTGACGGGCTGTATAATAGGGCTTGTCGTGTGGTTTGTAAGGGCGATGTGAAATGACCGAACAAGAAATAGAGATGTTGATCGACAGAGCTGCTAAAGAAGGTGCCAAGCAAGCACTGCGAGACATCGGGCTGTCTGACGCTGAAGCGTATGATGATGTCAAAGAGTTACGGTCTTTGCTGGAGACTTGGCGCGACACCAAAAAGACTGTAGGGCAGACGATAGCCAGGATGCTAACTACCGCCTTGTTAGCTGCGTTGGCTACTGGCGTGTGGATGAACTGGGGTGGTAAGTAATGGCTATTTACAGACTTACACAGTTCAGCGGTGTAGCCCCCGCCGTATCCCCAAGGCTGATAGCTGACGACATAGCGCAAACAGCTGAGAATATAGACTTCGAATCGGGCCGCTTAGTCCCGATTACAGATAACCTGTCTCATACTACTCTTAGTAATTCAATAAGAAGATCTGTCGCTTTCTACCGTGGGCAGTATCTCCTGCAATGGAACGAGGATGGAGTGAAAGCTGTTTCCTCGCCAATTGCCAACGATTCAGCTAAAAGGTTCTACTGGACGGGTGAAGATTACCCGCGTATGGGGTCTGATCCTACCATTCGACAGGGATCAGTTTACCCTGGTCTGAGCTACAGGTTAGGTGTACCAGCGCCAAGTGCAGCGCCTACTGTTACTACATCCGGCACAGTGGCTGAGGATGAAGACCCAGAGACACAGACTTATGTATATACATTAGTTACATCATACGGCGAAGAAGGCCCACCAAGTGAGGCTTCTGTTACGGTCAACAGGACATCTACGGAAACCGTAACTATAGATATGCCTTCTGCTAATAATCCGTCAGGTAATTATAACTTTGACTCCTCAAATGGTGCGGTAAAACGCATATACCGGAGCAATACTGGCTCAGCTTCAACTTCTTTTCAGTTTCTGACAGACGTACCGTACTCTGCTACCTCTTACACTGATAATACGCCCTCCGCTAATTTAGGTGAAGTTCTGCCTTCCACCTATTGGGTGGGGCCACCTGACGACAATGTCTCTTTATACCCTGATGGCCCAATGCAGGGTCTTATTTCTGTAGGGGGCGGGGTATTCGCTGGTTTCAGTGGAAATAGGCTGTGCTTTTCTGAGCCTTACCTACCACACGCATGGCCTGTCGAGTATCGATTGACAATTGACGAGCCGATAGTTGGCCTTGCCGCAACTAACAATGGCGTCATTGTACTGACAGAGGGGTTCCCCTACTTTGTTACAGGTACAGAACCCTCAGCTATGGTGTCTATACAGGTAGACGTTGCCCAGTCCTGCGTTAACGATAAGTCCATCGTAGACATGGGTGAGTACGTGCTATATGCGGGACCAGATGGGCTGGTTAGCGTGTCAAATACAACAGGGGAAGTTGTCTCTAACGGAATGATTTCTGCTAAACAGTGGAATGCTGATTTCTACCCTGAATCTATTAGGGCGTTCTTCTATGAAGGCACATACGTTGCTTTCTGGGAAGACAGCGGCTCCTACGGTGGCTGGGTTTTTGATCCGCGAGCTACTAAAAACGCTTTCTCTACTATTACGGTTTCCGCAGAAGTTCGTGGAGGGATTAGTCGGCCTAAAGATGGCAAGCTATACATAATCCAAGGTAACCAGCTTGTTAACTACAGAGCAGATACCACTGCTAAAACTTTTACTTGGAAATCAAAAGAGTTCTCTTTTGGCACACCCATAAGCTTCGGTTGGGTAGGGGTATATGCCGAATCCTACCCGGTAACTGTCAAGGTTTGGGCTGACGGTTCGCTCCTTTCTGAGTACAGCATTTCAGAGTCTTCCGGCACGTACACACAAACGACTACTACCCCCAGCGGTGTCTCTAACACAACTATGGGGGAACCTCTGATGAGGCTACCTTCTAGTGTTGCACACGTTTGGGAGGTAGAAGTTTCAGGTGCAGCAACAGTAAATGAAATTGTTTTAGCCTCCTCTGCAGAAGAGATACTAGCAACGTCATGAGTTCATCAGCACGTACAAACTATCCGACTAAAGTTCCTGGAATACCTAAACCGCCAGCAGATGCTTCTCCTGCCATGCGCAGGTACTTGGAGAATCTTGCTGAAGCCGTTGAGATACGGTTAGGCCGAAGGGGGGATGCTAGGGATAGGGCGATCACATATCGTGATCTTATCAATGACGGCATTATTTATGAGCGGCTAAGTAATGCTGGCAATCCTACAGGCGGCGTAAGCTTAGACCCTCCAAACTCATCTTTGTTGCCCCCCGCGCCTACTAACTTCACGGTTACCGGCGCGTACTCCAAGATGATACTAAATTGGGATTACCCTAAGTACCTTGGGCATAGCGTTACAGAGATATATAGGCATACGGAAAACCAACTTGGCGATGCCACTTTTTTAGGGTCCAGCCCAGGGTTAGTTCTTGTTGACGAATGTGGGGGGGATGCTGCGTATTATTATTGGGCGCGGCACGTTTCTATTTATGATGTCAAGGGGCCGTGGCATTCCGTAGACGGAGAATACGGAGAGACAGCTGTCGATGTAGAATACTGGCTTGACCTATTAACGGGTGAGATCACGCAGAGCCAGCTCTACCAAGATCTTTCGGACAAGATTGACCTTCTAGACGCTGCCATTCCGCTATCACAGTTAAATACCTCAATAGCTGATGCAAATACCGCAATAGCTGACGCACAGGCCGCTATTGGGGACGCCGAAAACGATATTGTATCCCTACAAAGCGTAACTGACACCAACACTACTAGCATAACAAACCTTAATACTACGGTAGGGAACAACAGCAGTAATATCACAACGCTACAGAGCACAACTTCTACTAATGCTCAAGACATAACAGCATTACAAACTACCGTTAATGACCCAACCACTGGCGTAGCAGCCAATGCTAATGCTATTACTGGCTTAACTACAACGGTAACTTCGCAAGGTGGCACTCTAACGAGCCAAGCCTCAGACATAGCAGCATTACAAACTACCGTTAACGATCCAACCACTGGCGTAGCAGCCAATTCTAGTGCTATTTCTGGCTTATCTTCAACGGTAACTTCGCAAGGTAATACTTTAACGAGCCAAGCTTCAGACATAACAGCTCTACAAACCGCTGTCGGAGATAGTTCTTCTGGGCTAATTTATGATGTAAACACCGTAACTAGTGACGTTAATACTCTTACTGGTGACGTATCTAGTCTTGCTTCAAGTGTATCTACTATCTCTACTACTGTTGGAAGCAACACAACGTCTATCCAGACTAACGCTTCATCTATTAGCGGCGTTGAAGGTAAGTACACTGTAAAAATTGATAACAACAATCATATTTCTGGTTTTGGTTTCATCAGCACAGCTAACAACGCAACGCCTAGTAGTACCTTTATAGTTAAAGCAGATAGGTTTGCCATAGCGGATGCTACTACTAGCGCCGTTCCGTTCATTGTGTCTAGTGGTAACGTGTACATAAAATCAGCGATGATAGCTGACGCATCAATTACTAACGCTAAGATAGGGTCAGTGGGCGCTGATAAAATTAGTACAGGCTTTTTATCCGCTGCTAGAATTGACTCAAACAGCATCACAGCTAGTAAAATTAGTCTAGGTAACGCAACTATTACGTCCAACGCTGCTGACGAGCTTATCTTAGGTATAGTGGGCGAGGGAAACATTGATAACCAAGCAATCACCACAACCAAGATTGGTAACGCCGCAGTACAAACTCTTCAGATAGCAGGTCAAGCGGTGACGATTCCTGGTGCTGCTATCGGCTCGCAGGGGACATCAATAATTAACTCTACTTTCGGCTGGACTACAGTAGCCACGCTTACTTTGAACAATGGCACAAACTCTTCTACAATACCGAGCGCTATTTTTGTACAAGGTTATCTGAATTTCTTAGCAGGTACTACAGGTACTACACAGGCACAGCCAGAACTTCGTATTGAGGACAGTTCAGGTGGGTATCAGACAGGGACAAGTACTTATGTGGGTTGGTCATCAGGACTAGCTGTTGTAGGTAAATTTGCTGCGCAGGTGGGCACACAGACATTTTATTTAAAAGCACGTAACAAAGTAGCAACCGCAGGGTACTACGTAGGCGCAAACGGGCTATTTGCCCAAGGAATAAGGAGATGATGTACGTTATTTATAACTCGGATGGGTATATCAAGAAACTCTTAATAGTTCACCCTGACCATTTAGAAGGTAACTTAGAAGAAGGTGATCAATATCTAGAGGTAGATTCACAAGTAGATATTGAAGACTGGTATGTAGCAGATGGTGAGATAGCTGCTAAGACTGACTTCCCTGCATTGGCTCTACCTACAAACCCCCAGATAAATACAACCTTGACCATTGGCAATGTACCCGCTGGCACATACGTTGGATGGCCTGATGGAGAAGAGACAACAGAGAATGACGGTGAGGTATCTTTTGATGTGGGCGTAGGAGGAGAGTATCCATTTGTACTGCGCCATCCGAGATACAAGACGCAGAGGATTCGTATAGATGTCGCATAGATCCCTGACAAAAGATCCGATTGAATCTAGGAGGATAGCCTACCAGGCTTTGGAAGAATCAGGTGCAGCCCAAGAAGCTGTGTTTGAAGCCTTTCAAGCATTAGCTGACCAAGGTTACGATCTGGGTAGTAAGATGACAGCTGTCTTGAGTCAGCGGTCAGCTATCAAACAAAGCAGACCAAAGGAGTCTTAAAATGCACAAAGGTAAAAAATGCTACATAAATGCAGCACCTAAAGGATCAAGCAAGAAAAAGAAAAAGAAGAAAAGCTACTAGTGGACTTCGTTCTGGTCTAGGCTTTCTATAAGTCTTTCCAAGTACCACTTACCCTTCTTTAGATCTTGTACAGCTGCGTCCTTGTACCTAAAACGCCACAGGTACTTCATAACTGCACCTTTTAAATACCCTTGGAACTCTAGAGGGTCCATAGATGCTTCGATTGCATCGATAGCTTCAATAGCACCGTGGTTGTAGTGAGG